TCTTGTTACAGACGGTTTGGTGGATTGTGGTAGTCTGATTGGCATGGGTGTAGGCCGCAGAACGTTTAGTACGTATCTCTTAAGTAGGTGCTCCAATGAAGTTTAGGTGCATAACTGATGAGTGTTCGCATAAATTCCAGATGATTGAGCTACGAGCTGAGCAACTAGTTCCTCACAACTACACTCAGTTCAAGGAGTATGAAGAGACAGGAGAGCCGTTCTTCTACACCATCCCACCAATCTACTGTGGGTACTGTGGAAAGCCAGCACAGCAGGTGATCGAGTGAAAATCCAAGCACTCATCGACAGTCTGAAGACAGTCACCGAAGACTTCCCAGAAGCTGAATTCGAACTAGGATTCTGTTCGTGCTGCATCTACATTGTGATTGACGGAAAGAAGGTTGCAGCCCTCAATGTAGAAGAGGATAGGTTCGAGTATTTAGCTCAATATCCGGCCCCACTACCGCCCGATGAGATGGATTACCTTAGGGCTATGGTTGAGCGAGGTAAAGGTGTACGATGACCCTCTGTGACGCTCTCTCGAACCTTCATCGACTACCCGGATGACCTTGCTCATCCGTACTCGGTGTTGCGTGCCTGGGATCGTCACCTCAACAGCTTAGGGCTCTTGCCCATCTCTACTAGTGAACTGTCAAAGGTTGGCCCCATTTTGGTGAACCCAAGGGGTAGCAAGGAGTATTTAGAGTATGGATACGACAATAGAGGACACCTCTACACCTACTTTGCGACTGTGCTGGAAGCCGACTTGCCAAAAGCCGCTTGTTCGGCGTAAGGGAGAAGCTCAGAGCAGTTTTGAGAAGCGTAAGCACTGCGACATGAGTTGTTCTAAGACAAATCCTCTTATCAGACAGCCTCAAAAGGAAGAATTTGCCCGCCAGAGAGAGTCTGAAACCAAAAATTGTGAAGTTTGCGGGAAGGAATTCTGTCGAGGGAAGAACGAATCTAGATCTGTCTTCGTTAATCGTGTAACATGCTCCCATTTATGCTCTGGTGCGAAGCGAAGTAGAGATTTCCAAATGGAAATTGACAAATACCCTAAGATTTGTGCCAATGTGGAGTGCAAGAAGACCTTCTACCGTCGGATTAGAGGGGAATCTAAGGTACGTTTTGCCAAGCGTGAAGCATGTTGTCAGAAGTGCGAAGCAGCTCGGCGCCAGGCAAACAGCAAGCACCCTTGGAAGAAGAAGCCTAGAAGACCGCCTGCTGCTCCTGCCCCTACGTTGCCTCCCGTTGGTGCCTGCCCTACAGACATTCCGGAAGCTCCCAAGCCAACAGTGGTAAAGGTCTGGCGGCCGGAGTCTTGGGGCGGATCGTATCTCCGAGAGGTGAGCTAAGCTATGCCCTCCCCGAAGTGCACGTACGACGTTCGTAAAGCCTGTCACAACCCCTGTGTCATCAGCTTTGACATGTGCATCCTTCACTTGCAGACCGCTAGAGGACTGGCCCATGCCCGTGAACGGTTGGACTCTGGCCAACTGTTCACTTATGCAGACCTAGAGGCGGAGATCCGAAACCGTACGGAAGCTCCTCTTCAGGACTATCACACGACTGCTCTGGAGCAGATGTCTGAAGCTCTGGTAGAAGCTCAACAGTGGGCTAAGCAAGCACGTGAGATGCTTTACGCCATCCCTGTTGACCAGTGGCGCTATACAGACCGTCATGGAACCGAACAGGTACGTTCTGAAGTGACCATGTATGAACGCGCACAGCAGGCCGTTGCCCGTCTTGTCGAACGTGCTTCGAAGATGTCTCTGCAGGAGAAGCTGACCTCTCTTGGTAGGGCACAGACAGAGCTTGTCATCCGCCTGGCAATGGGCACGGTTGAGGACTTGGGGCTCGGCGCTGACGTCTTTGATCGAGCACGTGCTATTCTTCTAGAGCGTTTCCGCAGGGAGGCGCACCTGTCCGCCCGTCACGAGGCACAGGTGACGGCGGAACTAGAAGGCGGAGCAGGATATGCCCCGAAAGCAATCGTTTGACAGTTGGGAATATGGAGAGAGTCTCCTAGAAGCACAAGTCAACCCACTAGACCCGGTAGATTGGGCAGCCAAGAAAGCAAAGATCAACCTATGGTCGAAACAACGGGATATTATCCGATCGATCCGAGACAACCGACGAACCGCGGTCCAGTCAGGCCATGGTATCGGGAAATCTTTGACTGCCTCAGTTGCGGCGTCTTGGTGGGTGGATACGCATCCCGTGGACCAGACACTTGTTGTTACTACCGCTCCAAGCGTGAAGCAGGTCCACGCGATTCTGTGGGAGGAAATTCGGAAGATTCACCTTCAGGCAGGATTGCCCGGTGAAGTTCAGATCTCGGACAACTGGCTCATCGGCGGACGTCTGGTCGGTTTTGGGCGTAAGCCTCAGGATCACGACCGCGACGCATTCCAGGGTCTTCATCGTAAATACCTACTGGTCATCATCGATGAGGCTGCGGGTATCCCCGAATGGCTATGGGGTAGCGCACGAGACATTGCTACCGGTGAGCACTGTCGAATGCTCGCTATCGGTAACCCTACGGACCCCTCCTCATACTTTCGCAGGGTATGCCGGCCCAATTCGGGTTGGAATGTCATCAAGGTTTCCGTTTTTGACAGTCCAAACTTCACAGGGGAAAAGGTTGCTAAGACAGTTAGCGAAGACCTTACCTCACACAAGTACATCGAGGACGCAAAGCGTGACCTCGGTGAAGGCTCTCCAATGTGGAAAGCCCGTGTAGAAGGTGAGTTCCCGGATGTCGATGAGTTCTCTGTCATTCCTTTGGGCTGGATTTATCAGGCTCAACAGCGATGGCAGGAATGGGATGAAGCCGGACGACCTGTCTCTCTGGATTGGCGACGCATTGTCGGTGCGGACATCGCACGTTTTGGTAACGACAAGACTTGCTTTGCGGAGCGGATAGGTGACGCTTTCCTCACACCCAAGATTATGCCCCGAGGAGACACTCAGTACACTGCCGAACTTCTCTCGAAAGAGCTGAACAGTGAGCGCGGTGATATTGCCGTAGTCGACACCAACGGTGTTGGTGCTGGTGTCTTTGACACCATCAAGAAATCGAACCATCTGGCCATGGGTGTGAACGTCGGTAACCGTACCTCGATGACCGATACCTCTGGTCAAATTGAGTTCTACAACATCCGTGCTGCGGTCTACTGGAAGATGCGCGAGGCATTAGACCCTGCTCGTAATCCTACGATCATGCTTCCACCGGATGATGACTTGGCCTCCGATCTTTCCACTCCGCACTGGAAGACCGTGCCGGGCGGAAAGATTGTCATCGAATCGAAGGACGAGATTCGGAAGAGGCTGAACCGATCTCCAGATAAGGGTGACGCAGTATGTCTGGCCTGGTGGGCGTCGGGTACTGGCTTCTCCCTTGACCCGGCAGACTCCGCTTTCGACTGGAATGATGGTAACGTAGGCGGTACGGAAGACGCTTTTGATTACGTTAACCCTGCTGGTATGGATTTCGGTAGCTTCGGTGATTTAGTCGAAGCTCCTTTGGGAGACTGGAATGTCTGAGCCTTTTGGCAGTATGAGTGGCATGACAGCCGCTACCGGCACTTCTGCCAAAGACTTTCCTCCTGCTCCTGTAGAAGAGTTGGATTACGACGCTGTCGATCCGCCCGAAGGTGAACTTGGATCTTCTTTCCCGTACGACGGACCGTTCTCTGAATTCGAAGACGGTAACGTCTATGCGTATGAAGAGCCAATGGTACGCGACTACCAGCACATGTTGCGTACTGACGGTACTGCTGCATCTATTGAATTGATGCTGACCTATCCCATCATCTCTGCACCGTGGGAGATTGACCCTGCTAAGGGTGACACCGGTGAAGCAGAGTTCATTTACGATGCGCTTACCGCACTCCCTCATCAGGGCGGTCCGCTTACCACGGTCGAGCAGCTTGTATCTCAGATGACGGATGCGTTTACCAACAAGCGTGCCTACTTTGAGAAGGTCTTCAAGGTCAATGATGATGGCAAAGTTGTCTATCACAAGCTCGCTTATCGTCCTCCGGAGACCTGTCGAGCTGCTTACACAGGCCGTACAGCAGAACCGCGAGGGTTCAAGCAACTCCCTGTCATCTACAATGGTGTAGATCCTTCGGTTAACTGGTCCGCATCTCCTGGAGAGTGGATCTATGTCCCACCAGAGCGGTCCTTCGTCTATATCCACGGAACCCATAGGGACCCGCTGCTCGGCATTTCCGCAATGCAGGTGCCCTATCACTGTTTTCAGACAAAGCGGAAGATCCGTTGGCTCTGGTACCAATTTCTCGACCAAGGAGTGCTTCCTAAGACGATCGTCCGCAACCCTGATGAGGGTCAGGCACGTCTAGACGCTCGGAAGATTGCGCAGCTCCGAGGAAAGGGAGTTGTCGGACTAAACTCTCAGTCTGAAGTCGATCCATTCGAGGGTTCTGGTCGTGCCGGAGAGGCATACCAGGCAGCAATGTCCTTCCTAGACTCTGAGATGCTCGATTCTGGACTTCTCGGGTTCATGGGACTTAGTGCACAGGCTGCTTCGGGGAAAGGCAGCTATGCCCTCGCAGAATCTCTATCCAAGATGTACCTCCGCACGCGGCGTATGGTCGCAATGGATATGGCGAGGCAGATCACAAACGACGTCATCGG